TCTTCATTGACGAACTCCGAGAGATTAACGAAGAAGGATATAGAGCGGCTATCCCTACAACTAGAGCGCGTCCAAATGCTCAAACGCTTCTTACCTCAAATGCAGGAGACGCTTTCTCGGTAGTCCTTAATGGCATGAGAGAAAGGGCGCTAGAGAACCCGCCTAAGTCCTTTGGCTTTTACGAGTACTCTGCTCCCCAATATTGCAAAATCACAGACCGCGTAGGTTGGGCTCAAGCCAATCCAGCACTCTCATATACGATAAGTGAGGAATCCCTTGAAGAAGCCGTTGCGACAAGTCCTATTGAAAATACTCGAACAGAGCTGCTCTGCCAATGGATTGACTCTCTTGCTTCTCCGTGGGCTCATGGAATCCTTGAGGAGACGAGCGACTCAACACTCACGATTCCTGTGGGCGGTTATACAGTATTTGCATTTGATGTCAGTCCGTCTCGCCGTAATGCAAGTCTGGTTGCTGGACAGATACTCCCAGATGGTCGCATTGGAGTTGGAATCTTACAGACGTGGGAAAGCCAAGTAAGCGTTGATGATCTAAAAATTGCGGTGGACATCAAGGCATGGGCTGACCAGTATCGCCCAAGGCAAATCTGTTACGACAAGTACACAGCCCAGTCAATCGCGGACAAGCTCTCTAACGCAGGACAGATTGTGCAAGACATCTCTGGCGCATCCTTCTATCAGGCTTGCGGAGACCTTAACGACAGCCTCAACTCAAAGCGCCTTGTTCATTCAGGTCAGGAGAACTGGATTCAGCAGATGAATAACTGCGCAGCCAAGGTAAACGATTCGGCATGGCGCATTGTTAAACGCAAGAGCGCTGGAGATGTCTCTGGCGCGATTGCTACCGCCATGGTTGTCCACATGCTTTACAAACCACAACAGGTAGCGGCTATATACTCGGAATAATCTATATGTAGTGTATAATTGCACCCTATGGGTCTCTTTTCGCGTAAGCCGCAAATCCTTGAAGCTCAAGAAGCTCCAAGAGTCATGTCTGATTCTTATCTATCTTTCGGCAACTACTACCCAATCCTAGTAACTCGCCAGCAAGCTCTCCAAGTACCTTCAATCAAAAGATGCCGCGATTTAATCTGTGGCACGATTGCTTCTATCCCACTTGAGTATTACAAGAAATCAACTGGTGAGAAGATTGCTGCACCACGTTGGGTACATCAGCCATCAAAGGCACAGCCACGCTTTGAGACCATGTATTTCACATTAGACAGCCTTCTCATGTATGGGGTTTCATACTGGATTATTACCGAAACCTATCTTGAAGACAATCGAATGGCTAACGCGGAGTGGGTAGCAAACAGCCGCGTTACATTCGTTACTGATCCTGACAATAGTTACGTCACACAGTATTACCTCGATGGTAAGCCTTTGCCAATGGCAGGGCTAGGTTCTCTTATTACTTTCCAGAAAGACGAAGGCATCTTGGCTGTTGGCGGTTCTACAATTAAGGCAGCTCTTGATGTGCAGAAGGCAGCCGCTATTGCAGCAGCTACACCAATGGCTTCTGGAATCCTAAAGAACACAGGTGCAGACCTACCACCTGCCGAGGTCTCTGGACTTCTCGCAGCTTGGAAGCGCAGCCGCCAGAATAATTCTACTGCCTATCTCACTAGCACCCTTGAGTTCCAAGGCACACAGTTCTCACCAAAGGATATGCTCTACAACGAGGCAATTCAGAACCTTGCTACAGAATGCGCACGTCTTTGCTCCGTTGATCCTTATTATGTATCTGCTTCACAGAATACAACCATGACTTATGCCAACGTACAAGACGAGCGCAAGCAAATGGTGGCTTTCACTTTGCAGCCTTATGTAAGTGCAGTAGAAGCGCGTCTATCTATGGATGACATCTCTACAACAGGTCATTACGTCAAGTTTGCACTTGATGACTCATTCTTAAGAACTGAACCTATGGAGCGTCTGCTCGTACTTGAGAAGATGCTTGCCCTTGGTTTAATTACAACTGAACAGGCAATGGAAATGGAAGACCTCTCACCTAACGGGAATGGTAACTAATGGAAACCCTATACATGGAAGCCGCCTCTATTGAGTGCAGCGAAGAACGCCGCGAAATCACAGGCAAGATTGTGCCTATGGGTACTGGCGAAATCGGACACACAAACCTTGGCGATTACACTTTCGCAGCTAACTCAATCGAGATTGCAGACCCATCAAAGATTAAGTTGCTAGCACAGCACGATCTTAAGAAGCCAATCGGACGAATGACTGCTGCCGAAACCCGCGCAGATGGCATCTATGCAACATTTAAGTTAAGCCGCTCAACAGGCGGCAACGATGCGCTTATCATGGCGCAGGAAGGTCTTATCACAGGACTTTCAGTAGGTGCGGAAATTATCGCATCACAACCATCAAAGGACGGCTACACAGTTGTATCCCAAGCCCGTCTCAAAGAAGTTTCTCTAGTAACAGTTCCCGCATTTGCGTCTGCTGAAATACTTGAGATCGCAGCAGAGGAAGTCATCCCTGCTGAAGAAACCCCACAAACAGAAAGCGAGACAGTCGTGGAAGACACAACAGTCGAAGCAACACCAGTAGAAGCCGCGGCTGTGGAAGCTGCTCGCCCTACAGTAACAGCAATGGCGTACACAACACCGCGCCTCAACCTAAACATCACAGCAGGCGAATACGCCAAGGCTCAACTTAATGCAGCTCGCGGTGACGCAGATGCACGTGAACTCGTAGCAGCTCTTTCAGTTGCTACAGTTGCAGAAAACACAGGTATGGTTCCACCAACATACCTACGCGATGTAATCGGAATCATTGACTCATCACGCCCATTCATTGACTCAATCGAGCGCGCAGCACTTCCAGCTTCAGGCATGAAGATTTTCACACCTAAGCTCGGAACACAGGCAGCAGTTGATTTAACAGCAGAAGGCGCAGAGTTTGCATCAGCAGACACAACTGTCACGTTTCAGGAAGACAATGTGGTCAAGTTTGCTGGCGCTGGAGTGCTGGATTTGGAGCTCGTAGATCGCAGCGATCCTTCATTCCTAGACCTCTATCTTCGTGAGTTGGCTGCAAGCTACGCACAGAAGACAGACCAGTACGCAGCAAAGATTGCAGCAGATGGTTCTTCTGATTCATCTTCATCAACAATCTACAAGGCAATTGCTAAGTCAATCTCTGATTCATTCGGCGTAATGCGCCAGACACCTAACAACCTCTTGGTTGCAACTTCAGGTGGAAATGACGATGTTGATTTTGCTGGTCTCCTTGGAGCAGTTGATACAACAGGACGCCCACTTTACGCCGCAGCAGCACCACAGAACGCTAACGGCTTAATTACACAGGGTTCAACAAACGGCACAGTCGCAGGACTTAACCTTGTTGTTGATCCTAACTACACAGGTGGAACAGCTGGAATCAAGGTTGGTCTTGTTTATCCAACAATGGCAATGCGATTCCACGAAAGCGGAACACTACAAATCCGCACCAACGTTGTCTCAAACGGACAGCTTGAAATCGGTATCTACGGATACGTTGCAGTAGTTAATCGCTACCCAACAGCATTCCGCGCAGTACAAGTTGCTTAATAAGTAACACCCTAAGTCGCTCAGAGGGGCTGCCAGAGCCCTTGCAGTCCCTCTGAGTCTTTAGAAAGGATAACAATGAGCATCACCACAGTCGCGGAATTGAGAACCGCACTTGGAATCGGGACATTATATACGGATAGCGTAATTCAATCCGTTGCAGATGCTGCCGATGATGTCTTGCTGCCTTTTCTATGGGCTAACACGACTCCAATAATCGGACACAGCAATACAACAAACACAGGCACTTCTTACTTTCAAGATTCAGTCATTGGTGTGTTTTATGTAGGGCAGGTCTTAAATATTACAGGTTGCGGAAGCAAGCACAACGGCAATAAAACTTTAACTGCTGTAAGTGACTATTCAGTAACTTATGCGATTACAGGCAATAACAATGTGGCTGCGCCTTACCACCCAATTAACCCTTACGGCAAAGCATCAGCAGATACTTACGTTGACTACACAACCATCCCTGCTATTCAGGAAGCCAGCCTTATGCTTTCTGTAGCAA